ATGATGGCGCCCCCTCCTGATCCACAAACTAGGACCATTAGCCCCATCTGTCAAGGGCAAGAGATATGCACACAAGAGGAAGCACCAACCTGAATCGAATCCTTCGTGTTACCGCCCACCTGCTTTACGAGAAGGGGCAGGACGTGAGCGAGGTGCATGGATTGATGCAGGGTTTTGTTGACAGGTCAATGCTGCAGAAATGGTATGAGGCCTACTGCTCGCACAACGGCCTGCCAAACGATGTGAACAGAAGCAAAAACAAGTACCGCCTCCCCATGCCGCCCATCAACTGGGACGACATCACGGTAGAGGCCCTTGAAGAGCGAACACAGTCTCACGTCGATTGGCTCTGAGCCACGCCCCCAGCTATGGTGAGGAATGCCGACCCGCTAGCCCCAGTCATGGCATCAGCCCTCGCTCTTGACAGCTACAGCAACCAGGGCGAAGAAAAGGAAAAGAGGGTAAGCAATACGATTCCCCCAACCATCAAAGAGCTTTTCAGGGATCTCGCTGAAATCAGAAGGGTTGCACTCGTTGAGTCGCCCCAAATTCTTCCTCTGATCGCCCCCTCCTTAGTCAAGGCCGAAGTTCACATTAGGCAGCTCTGGGCTGCACAAACGTAATCGACATGGCTGGTCAGAGCAGGACGTCTCGCTACTACTCTGAGAATCCAGAGGCCAAGCGTAAGAGGAATGCGTATCAGCGCAAGTACAACAAAAAGCCTTCCGTCAAAAAGGCTTCTGAGGAAAGGTGGAGCGAAAGGAAGAAGCGGGGGATCGCTGGCAAGGGTGGGAAAGATCTCAGCCATACCAAGGATGGGCGCATGGTACTTGAGAACCCCCGGACCAATAGGGCGAGAAATGGGAGTGGGGGTAAACCCAAAAAGAAGTAGATGCGAGTCTCTTTCACCAGATAGGTAGACTCGCGAGGGGCTTAGGGGGGATTTTCCAGGTAGTGATCTGTTTCCGTTAGGCTTATGCTTGACAGTGCTTCTATAGAATCAAAGATCGTTGACCAATAAGCAGAGAGGGAGCGTATTGCCTCTTTTTGCTCGATAAAGTTGCCGTCTTCCTTGCCCTCAAGACTGTCCAGAAATCTGGCAAGCCTTCTTTCGCATCGGAGAAGAGCAACCTGACCGAGCTTTAGTGTTTCGGCAAAAGAGAGATCCAGGTTCTCCATCATGCTTACGACCAAACTCAATGAAGCAGTTGCTTCAAAAATTTCTGGGTCGTCTAATTGTTCCTTGAACTCATCGTCGTCACTGAGATAGCTGTTCATCTTGCGAAACGCAAGTTGCACTTTCAGTGTAACAGGCGACAGGTTGCTTCCATGCAGAGCTATGCGACCAGAACTCATTAGCCCTCACTCCTCTCCAATTCATGAGCATCCCAGGCTGATTCTTGCCCCAGCGCACCATCCCGTGAAGGTCTGCATCTTCAAGGGTTGGCAGTCTGTCGTTGATCCAGATACTCACTTGAAACAGTCCTCAATTATTTCAGCAAGTAGCAATGGAGATGCCTGTTTAAGACCTTTCTCGTGAAGGTCTCTGAACGTTTTGGCTACGGCCTTAATTCTTGTGTCAACGCCAATCCGAGCAGCGTCTTTATTTACTTTCTCAAGAGCAGCACTGGCGGTTTCGTGATACAACCTTATCTCCGCCCTGATTCCAGATTCATGGGCTTCCATCTCTGTCAACAATGAGCAGGAGAGGTTGTCAATCCTGGCGTTACAGCTGTCCGCTCCACAGTTGCAATCCTCTCCCTCGCTCTCGTTTGAACATCCATCTGGAGACTTGGGGCAAGAATACCAAGAGTCTTCACACTCGCGATGAGAGCGCTTACCTGCTTGAGCCAGTTCTTCAACCAAGGCCCTTAGCTTGTTGTTCATTGATCTCTCTCGTTCATTTTTTGAAAAGCTACAGCCAGTAAATCGTTCACAGACATTGATTCCGCTGTTCTGAATAGTTTGTGAGCTTCTTTCAGGGGCAGTTGCTCCATCTGCCCGCATCGAATGCGAAGATCGAGAGTTATTGATCTGCCCGTTGACATGGAAACCGGATAGCGATCCCCGTAGGCCATTACGTCAACAATATTTTGGTGCATTTCGCACTGAAGCTCGGTAACATGGAAGCCATCGAAAAACAAACACTGATCCCAGCTCGGCCATTCAATGGCAAGCCTGCTGCCATCAGAAAGCAACAGGCTTTTGTCACTGGAAGAACTGCAAAGCACGGTCATCAGTAATCAAGCATCAGGATTTCCTGCTCGCCTTTCTGAACAAGAGAGGCAAGATCGGCTTTGGCCTTCTCCAGGAGAACCTCAAGGCGGCGAATCTCGCGAAGTCGTTCTTGAATGATCAGCTTTGCTTTGTTGCGCTCGGCAGACTCGAATTCAGCAAGAGCTTCATCAAGAAGCTGCTGAGATTCAGGCGAAAGAGAAAGCGTGCTTTGGACTTCGGTAATAGAGGAAATGGGAGTCATTTGATTGATTGATTGGTTACTTAAAGCGGTCGGGATGCTTTACCCACTGCCCACACCAATTAGTTGCTGGCAGTGGAAGTGGCTGATTGTCAAGACAGCAAAGTCGGATCAGGCTGGTTGGATGTTCGCGTTTGTAATAGCAGTTGAGACAATTTTGCTGGTCCGGTGGCACCTCTTCGACTCTCATTCTTTTCCCAGAATTGGTTTGATGGTAATACCATGATCTGGCAGTCTCCAAATCATGGTGCTTTTCTTGCGATCGTCAAGAACATGAAACCTGACGCCGTTGTCGAGAATCACGTAATTGCCAAGCCTGGACTTGACAGAAGCGATCTCTTCTTCGCCGTCATCAGTCGTAACAAAAGCGGCACTATCAGGCCGGAACAGCGGCTTCTGCATTGATCCCCTTAGCGGCTTCTTCGTTGTAGCACCAGCAAGACAGCTTCCGATCGTAAGAAACCAGCCCCTTGCGCTTAAGTGCCTTCATGCGACTTTCAACAAGAAAGTAAAAGCGGGGCGGCACACAGCCTTCTCCTGGCTGTCGAGTGTTGATGGGGAAATTGCGCCCAACATAAAGAAAAACGTCGTCAAAAGAGAGGCCTTCGCGAGAAAGGCACTCAACAATCAGAGAATCGATCAGTCGGTTTGCTTTGTCTTTGCCCATAACAAGGCGGGTGGTGGACCAATGAATAATGGCACCATCAGCCCCTTCTGTCAACCCTTGGCGACCAGGCTCCGTTCGGGGGCGAGCAGTGAAAGCTGAATCGGCTTTTGCGGTCTTGGTTTTCGAGCTTTAGTTTTCTTTTTCTCGCCCCCATCAATTCTTGGGGCTTCGACGGAGAAAACCACTTCTATGCCAGGTATAAGAATTTGGTCGCCTCGGAAAAGTTTAATTTTGCTCATGATTTTAAGATGCAAATGAATTACTTTTGGTTGCGCCCCAGCCCCTTCTTTTTCTTTTTCTCAAGGCTGGCCTCCCACATTAGCTCTTTTTTTCTCTTTTTGGGGTTATTGATGCAATCAAGAAAAATTTCATCATAGCCTGGGGGCGATAAATCATATCGGACGCTGAAGATTGCCGTCCAATTTGGGGCGGGCGAGATCTTCGACGGCTCTTGACTTTGCCCTGGCATTGGTTTAGTGTAGAGTCCCCGTTGGTTCCCCTTTCGAGCCAAATCCTAGCATGATGACAGAAGAAGCAAACAAAACCAAAGTGGAGACCAAGAGGCACTCCCTAATGACCGTGAAAATGCGGATTGAAGAGGAGACCGCTGTAAAAGTCGCAGCGATGAAACCACGCACTCTTTCAATGAGTACCTTTTGCGCTCTGCTTGTCGAGTACGGATTCGAGAGGTGGGCGAAAGCGAACCTGGTTGGTCAAGAGGAAGACTGAGCTTGCGCCCCCTCCGTGCCTCGCGAAGGCGCCTGGACTGGCTGGCCCAGGAACTGCTCCCCGAAGTGCCTCAAGTCTCCCCGCAGGCCCTCCAGGAGCCCCCTCATCTGCTGCAGCCTGCCCCTGATCGCCCCCAACTGCTTGATGTGAATCCTGTTGAGAGAGAGGAAGTCTTCCAGGTTTTCACACAGCTCGATTAACTTGCTGCCAAAGGCTTCGACGTAATCAATCTCGTCGGGGGCGAGAGAAAATAAATCTCGTGGGGCGAGAAATAGAAAGAAGTTATCTTCAATCTCTCTGAAGGCAAATATTGCTTTTCTTGCCAGAGCGACTTTCTTTCGGTTGAGCTGGCTTTTTTCTTGGGGCGATAGCTTTTTGTATCTTCCGTCATCTATAACAAACAGATACGAGGTTGCCGAGAAGCCCGCGTTATAGGAGATGAGTATCCAGGTCTTGCCAAGGGCTTGGATGCTATCGCCCTTCCTTAGGTTGGCGCTGGGGCCAAATTTATCACCAGAATAACACAATATGCTTTCGTCGTTGGACCGGCACTTGTCATCGGTGTGCCGGCCGCATATAGGACATGGGGATTTTTTCGATGAAGCTTTCATTTACCACTTCGGGGCTTCAAACATTGCATAGCACTCAGCTGCAAAATTGATATTGCATGTTCCCGTCGCCCCCTTTCTGTTTTTGGCAATAGCGTACTCATAAATCATCTGATCCTGCGTTTTGTCGTAGTAATACGGCCAGTAATTGAAAACAACCATGTCGGCGTCTTCTTCGATCTTGCCCGACTCTCTGAGGTCCGAGAGCATGGGGCGCTTATCTGCACGACTTTCAACCCCTCTATTTAGCTGACAGACAAGCAAAATGTCAACACCGGTACGTGTTGCAGCTATCTTGAACTTTCTTGTTGCCGCCCCCACTGCCAAAGCTCTGTTCTCAGCCTTTGTGGTGTCAGAGTCCATGTCCATCAGTGTCAGATAGTCGATCACCACCAAGGCCAGGTCTGGATGCTTTCTTTTTTCAGACTTGATTTTACTAACAACCTGAGAGGCGGTCGTTTCAAAAGTGTTAGTGAATATAAGGTTTTGAGCTATCGGTTCAACTTCCGTATCAAGAATTCGCTGTTCTTGTTTCTCGTCCTTGGCCTGCCTGATGACATGGCCATAAGTCAAGGGGCTCCCCCCTTCCTCTAAGCACCTGAGGTAGTCCATGCAAGACAGCATTCTCTGGCACACCTCACTATCTGGCATTTCCAAGGTGTAATACAAAACCTTGTAATTCTTGATCGCAACGTCAAGTGCAAGATTCATCGCCCAGGTCGATTTACCACTGCCAGGGCGCCCTGCAACAACGATCAGTCGCCCCCCTTTGCCCATGTCGGGGTGATTCAGCCCGCCCCCGAGTGAGGCATTGAGCCCAGTGAAGCGAGTTCTGATCACTCGATTGTTGATTTTTGGCCCCAGGAACATCTCTTTGGCTGCAATCAAAGGGTGAACCTCCTTCTTGTAAACTTCCGCCCCCTCAATCAAGTCAACCGCTTGCAGTAGATAAGAGGTTGCAACCTTTGATTCTTTGATGTTGCAGCTCTTGCTGACAATATCAGCTGAGTTCTGAATATAGTCCTTGACTCTTGAGCGAGAATAATGAAAGTACCAGATGGGCATTATTTTTTCCGCCCACACGTCCAAGTCTTTCTCTATGGGATAAGAGGCGACTTGCTCAATGTAATCTTCAGCAGCTTTTATTTCGCAGCCCGAAGCATCTCTCAGACGAGCGGCAAGAGTAATGTCGTTTGTCGGAGATTGATGAAAGGTGCCGTACTCTTCTTCAAGGCAGTCAAACATGTATCTGTTGAATGGGTCCGAAAACAGCTCTCGCCCTTTCAACATTTCCATGAATTTATCCGCCCATTCCTGCTCTCCAAAAGCAAAACAGAAATGATTGTAAGCAGCAGCGAGAAAGTGCTTTTCAATTTCGCAGGAGTCCTGCTGTGATTCAAATTCTTCGAGATTGATGATGCTCATGTCAGAAACCTGCGATGTCCTCTTCAAAAGTGCTAACTATTTGCTGAGTGGAAGGCCTAGTATTTTGCTCCCAGTGAGGCTTCTTCTCTCTGCCAAATTTGTCCCAATTCTGATAAGTAATCGAGTCCCACTTTTTCTCGCCCGACTTCGATTTCTCAATGGCAGAGTCGAGCTGCTTCCTTACTGCTTCGATGCCGCCCCCTGGGTCTTCAAGTATCCGAACCAGAGAATCAAGCAGGCTGTAAAAAGATCTTTTTGTTTTTGCGCCCCCCTTGTGATTGTTGAAAAAGTCGCAAATACCTGAAGCAACCGTTGATAACTGTGGAGGGATTGTGACACCCTCGCTCCCCGAGAGAGTTGCAACAAACTTTTTGTTTTTTGCCTTGATGGGCTCTGTTGAACGTGTGGGGCGAGGCAGTTGACTGGATGAGGGGCGAAGACTATTGGAAACCTCATGAGGCAGCGCCCCCTCCACGCTTAGAAGATAGACACTTTTTGCTTTTTCCTCGGAATATGTCTTTCTGACATAACCGTTTAGCATTAACCAGTACAAAGCGTCTCTTAGCTCAGTCGGAGAAAGGCCCGACAGCTCAATGAGTTCATCGCCGGAAATCACAGTAGACCTCTGACTGTTCGCTTTGTTCATCAATATCAAGAACACCCAGATATAATTTCTGTTTTGCTGAAGAAGATTTGCTGGGGCGACGAGAAATCTATCAGATACAACGGGCACTGTTTTGTTACTCATTTTCGCCCCCACGCTCTTGGATTTCGCTCTCAAGTTCAACTATCAGATCACGCCCAAGCACTGCAAGCTCAAGTTGCTGTTTGTGAATATGGTTTACTCTACTGCCCTGGTCAGAGGCTTTGATTTTTCTGACGGCAAACCTACAAAGCTTGTCTGATATTTCATCTGCCCTCCTAGCTTGGTCAACTGTCATGAGCGGATTTAGCTCACTCAAACGCATCGCTACCAATATATGGAAGAAGGGGTCCGATGGATTCAAATCTTCGCTGAACAACTGACTTGATTGTTTTGTCGATCTGTTCATCAGCAAGTGAAAGAAAATTTCTAAGTTGACAGTAGCATGAAAACTCTTTGCTGTCAAGTAAATCTAATTGTCGGTAAACTTCATCCATTGCTGGCGTATCTTCTTCTAGCTGAGCTGCCTTGTAGAAAAGATTTGCACGCTCGTCATCAATGTCAGCAATTTTCTTCTTGTGGTTTTCTTTTTTTAACTTGACAGATTGATGCAGTTCAACAAGCTGTTTAAGCAAATCAGTCATCCCCCTCAAGCAGATCTGTTCTAACAGCTATACAATTAAGCTCTGTACCGCCCCTCTCGAACTCATCAAGTGCGGCTGCGATTTCAACAAGAGAGCCAAATCCTATAAGCGGAATAGTCCTAAGCTCTTTTTCACTGGCTTCAGTCAGGTCTTCAATTGTTTCATAGCCCGCTCTGAGCAGGGCGTGCAAAGTCCTGGTGCAAAGATTTAACTGCTTAACAGATCGCCCATCGACAAGCTTTACAATCTCGTGAAGAGCGTGCTCTGGCTCCACTTCCCCGTTGACCCACTCGTAGACGATAGAGCGTAGCTTGACGCGAAATTTTTTCATGCTAAAACAGTGATGATAGCCAGCGCGGTTTGGTGACTAGAATTGGATTGGTTGCACAAAAGCCATGATGAACGGCAAAGGCTACAAGACCAGCAAGAACGGCAAGGGCGGGAAAAGTAAGGGCAAAGGCAAAGATTACAAGAATGGTGGGAAGAAGAAGTAGTCAAACAAGTCGCGGTGGCGGCTTTTGGTCTTTGGTGGATGTGTCAAACAGATAAGGAGAGCCATTTAGGCATGGATCAGCGCCTTTCAGCTCAGCGGCGAGGGCGAGAAAGCGAAACCTCACTCGCTGCTCGGCTTGCTGCCATGCGCTCTGGCCGATCCACTCCTCTTCGTCAATCGTGTCGGTTTCCGGCACTGCTTGATCTGCAGCAGCACTCAGCGCGGCGGTGAGGCCGCCCTGCTGATAGGCGTCCCAGATCGCCTGAGCCGCTGGGGAGAGTGGTGTGGTCATTGATTTCCTAGCTCTTTGACTACCGAAAGCATTTTCATTCGCATTTCTGCCGCTGAAATAGATATTGTTATTACTGAATTCCATGGGGTTACTGTTTCTGGTAGAAGTTGATCTACCAGTTCTTTAACAGCAGCAGCAACTTTTAATCGTGGGCCGTCTCCATTG